GCTTCTGCCAGCGCTCATTAAGCAGCGCAGGCGCGGTAATCGGAGGCGTTAGCTCAATCAGGCCAAAGCCTGAGAGCGTCAGCGCCTCGCGGTTCTGTGCGAGGGATAGCCCGTCTCTGAACCGGGCGTAAGCGGAACCTGCGCCAGGACCAAAAAAGCTCACGAGGACGTCTAGATCCTCAAGCCGATAGGTGACGCTGGATTGCCCATCATCGGCGTGCAGCTCCGCGGCAAATGTCTCAGGGTTACGGCCGGACAGCCCCAGTGCAATCCACGTGACGTCGATGCCGGGCTGGTTCGGCGGATCTGGCTGCCAGCGAGGGCGCACCAGGTCGCCAGAGACGCCAGTGATCGCCGACACGTATTGCTGGAGGAATCTGTCAAGGTCTTGGTCCTCAATCGGCGCGGGCGACGTGTTCGGGGCGATGAATCCGGAGGTCGTGCTGTCGGTGCTCATGCCGGCGCATCCTCCAGGTAGTCAATGGACGAGCATTCCGCGGACACGAATCCAGGGCCGTAATGCGTCCAGTCATAGACCCGCGTGACGATGAATCGGCGCCCTCCGTACAGCAGGTGGTCAGGCTGGAACCCGTCTGCCGGGCCGATCAGGCGCGTCGTGGTGTGGATCGTCAGCGTGTTCGGCTCGCGCTCACCTTCCGGATCGCGCTGCATGCCCGGTTGGCTGCCGGCAGTGATGACCGCCACGATGTCAAGCGTGGATTCTGTGACGGAAACCTCGCCGTATCCATTCACGGACTGCGTGCGGCGGATGATCTGCGCACGCTCGGCGAACGCGGGGTTGCGCAGCACGCGGGTGACGTTCATTCGCGGCATGGGTCACTTCCCTTTCGAGCGGATGACGTATGTCATTGCGTTGCGCATTTGACCGGTATCCACAAGCGGCTTGTCGCTCATGCGCGGGGGCTTGCGATGCCTTCGGGCATAGATCGTCGATGCTGCAAGCGGAGCAAAATCACCGGCATTGATGGTCGCCTTGACTGCTTGGCTTGCCACGATCCCCATGCCAGACAGCCCTTTATCCACAATTGACTGCGGGTTCGGCTTCCCTTGCGTAACCTGGTCAATCGTGGCCCTGGCGCGCTTCGCCATGTCCCCACGGATGCGCAAGATCGTCGGCACCAGAAACGGACGTGCCGGCAGGTTGTGTGCCGGGTCTCCGGTTTCCTGGATGTAGGCAATCGCGGCGCTGTTGATGGGGCCGTCGTCGCGCCCTGCAGTCTCCGACGGGATTCCCACGAGCACCTGCCTTGCGGCCAGCTCTTGGACGGACTTCAGCACGTCGTCGAGGATGTCGACCGTCTTGATGACGCCCGTCTTCATAGCTGGATTCCTCCGACCCCCATCATCCGCCACAGGGCGTAGAACTGCGTCCCGTAGGTCGTCAAATTCCAATGGCCCGCGTCGGCGATGCTTGATACGCCCGTGTCGAATGCCTCCGACACCTTGTCGACGGACTGCGACGACAAGGGTCCGGCGTTCTGGCCTACCGCGCCTCCTAGCGCCGCCGCCGCCGCGTTTTCAGCATCAAGGGCCAAGTGGTGCGCAACGAACAGCTCTTGTCCGTGGTCGATCAGGTCGCCCCACCGATCCACGTTGAGCATTTTCGAGGCGATCACGAGCCAGAAATTGACGCGCGCATCGGGCGACGCTGCAAACTCGGGGAAGTCTGCGCGAAAGGAGGCAAGGTCGGCCATGGTCAGGCAGCCGCAGCGGCTTGCGTATCGGCCGTGGAGGCGTCAGCGCTGGCCTTGGCCTTGCCGCCCTTGGCGGGTTGAGCGTCTGCCTGCGCGGCTTGCAGCGCCGCCAGTTGCGCTTGCAGGTCGGCGATGGTGGCATCGCGAGCTGCCACCTCGGCGGACAGGTCGGCGACCGGCGCGGCGCCATCAGAGGTGTAGGCCTGGATGAACGACGAGTGCATCACCTCTTCGGCGTACTGGTCCGGAACGTCGTTCAGCCCGGCGACGAACTTCAGCAGCGCGCCATCCTTGCAGTTGAAGTTAACGCCGGGGCGGGTCAGGTAGATGGAAGCCATGTAGCGGTCTCCTTAGATGCCGTCGGCGTAGGCCAGGGTCTCGGGGTAGACGAACTCCACCGAGCCCAGCCGACAGAAGTAGGTCGTGATGTGGTGGATTCCGCGGTACTCCAGCGGGGTGCGTTGCAGCGGCACCATGGGGAAGCGCACGCGGCGCTCGTCCTTGGTGTAGGCCACCATGCGGTCGGCGCTTGAGGTGCCGCGGCCGGTAAGCCACTTCACCGGCTGGATGTTCAGCGGGCGGCCGTTGCGCGCCAGGCAAATGCTGTTCTGCTTCAGGAACTCCAGGATGCTGATGTTCCCGGCGCTACTGACCTTCTGGGACACCAGATAGCCGAACTGGGACGGGGGGATCAGCAGGGTGTCCGGCACGACGGCCCAGGCGGACGCCGCCCATGCGTTGTTCAGCAGGGTGTTGATGTCAGACAGGATCTCGTCCGGGGTCTTCTTCACCCACGTGGTGTAGGTGCTGGCGCCGGCCACGACGTTGCTCACGGACACGAGCGGGGAGTTCAGCAAGCCATACACTCCGAGGGTGGCATCGCCGATGTACACCTGCTCGTCGGTGTCCATCTGGTGCTTGAGTTGCAGCCCGGACAGCTTCTGCGAATCGACCGGACGACCCATCTTGATCGCGCTTTCCAGCTCGGGGATGGTGTAGGCAACCTCCATACCCCAGAGGTGCAGCGGGGTCGTGGTCTTGCCGATGTCCAGCGCCAGGCCCTGGATGGCCGTCGAGTCCTTGCCGATCCACGCCTTGCCGGCCGGGGTCACGCCACCGGCAGCGGCGAAGGAGCTGTTGGTGAAGCTGGACACCTCGTCGGCGATGGTGACATCAGACCGCAGGTCGATGTCGCGCGACCAGGTGACATCCACCAGCGGCTCGTGCAGCATCGGATCGAGACGTTCCAGCTCGCCGATCAGGAAGCTGCCAGTGGAATCGACCGTCATCCGGTCGAAGGTCATCATCGCGTCGCGGGTGAAGGCGCGGCGCACTCCGGCCGCAGCCGGGCGCATTTTGTCGAGGGTCAGGATTCGCCCGCGCTCGACTTCGGGGAGGTCGTTCAGTTGCATTTTTCAGTCTCCAGAAATGCAAAAACCCGCCGAAGCGGGTTCTTGTGGTGAGGCGGGGAAGGGTCAGAGGTTGAATTCGATCTCGCACATCCCGTTCGCGTCGGCTGGGCCGGTGAAGCGAACCCCGGAAGGGGCGATGGTGTTGGTGCTGTCGGACGCGGCCTCCAGGCCGCCGATGGGCTTCCCGGTCGATGCGGAAGCCACGCGGATGTAGACCTGCCCGCCCTTGGCGGCAGCGGTGGCACCGTTCAGTTGCACGTTAAGGAAGCCGCGCCGCAGGAAGTTGCCGATGCCGCCCGTTTGAGGCGGCGTGGACGTGCCCAGCGGATCGGTCGAAGAGCCGGCCGGATAAGCCCGGACGTTGAAGCCAAGCACGGCGGAAGCGGCATCGCCCGCGCCGACCGGCTGCCATTTTCCGGACACGATCTTGCCGGGAAGGCCGAACGCCGAGAACGGCGCGGTGGAGTCGTACAGGCCGGGCTCGATGGTGGAATCGCGGCTGCGGGTGACGGCGCCGGGGATACCCGCCGGCATGCGGTATTGAATGGCGTTGCCCATGGTGGGGATCTCCAGTGGTGGTTAGAAGCGGGAGCTTCCGCCATGCTTGGCCCAGAACTCGCGATGCTTCTGGTTGAGTGTGGCGGAATCGGTTGCCTTGGCGGTCTTGCCGGCGGCGTCCTTGGTGTGGATGTTGGCGACGATCCCGGCGAAGGCGCCGGATCGCATCTGCGACAGCAGCTCAGATGCGCCCACGAACGCGGCATCCACGGTCGCGCAGGAAGCCGCATCAACCGTCTTGCCGCCGAGGAACGGCGTGACGGCCTTGGCGCCGTCGTCGGTTTTCAAGGCGGCGTCCAGGGCCTTGCGTTTGCATCCGCAGATGGCGTCGCGGGCCTGCTTGCGCGTCTTGAGGCTGTCAGCGGTCGGGACGGCGATCTTGACGCCGGGGGCCAGGATTTCGGCACGGGACAGGACTTCCTTCAGGCTGTCCGCGGTGGCCTTCTTGTCGGGCTCGCCGGGGGCGTCCTCGTCATCCTCGTCTTCCGTCTTCTTCTTGCCCTTGTCGTCCTCGTCGTCATCGCCGTTCGCGTCCTTGGCCTTCTCCAGGGCGGACATGCGGGCGTCGAGGGTCTTCAGGGTGGCGGCGATGGCCGACAGCGCGTCGGCGGTTTTGTCCGCCTTCTTGTCGTCGTCGCCTGCGCCGTCGTCCTCGGGCTTCTTGTCGGGGTCTTCGTCGATCTTGGCTTCGTCAAGGGTCTTTCGGAAGGCGGCCGTCAGGCGGTCCACCAGACTGGGTTTTGTTGCCATTGCACTATCTCCGATGGCGCACCGGGGGCCGCAGCGTCCGCGATCCACAATCGCGACGTGGTTCCCGATGATTCGCCGCTGCACCCCGCGGCCGGGTGATACTTGTTCGTACTGTGCGTCGTATCCACAAGACACTTCGCGCTTTCCTGACTGAACCTCTCGGATGCCTTCTGCGTCGGTTATGAGCAGGTCGGCCATGATCAAGTCGTTTTCAATTCCGTCGCCTTGACGGGCGTTCTGCACAATTCCGATGGTCAGCGACTTCCAGTTCGCGGGCGTCACTCCATCATCAGGATGGTCGTTTGTGACGGGCTTACCGTTGAAGCTGGCGATGGTGTCTGCGCTGAACAGCTCGCCTGCGTCACGAGTGATTCGAACGATCCCGTCGCTACCCGGATCAACCGGCACCTCTCCAGGGCCGTAGTACATCTCGCCTGTCCGGGCAATGGGCACGTCCTCGCACAGAAGGAATCCCTCCGGCGTCAGGGACTGGCGCCGGCCGATCTGCTGGACGGTTAGGGTTGATTTGTCGTTAGTGAAAGTCATATCTCACATATCCGGCACGATAATTTCCGGGTAACACCTGCAGTTAAAACTCTGCCCGGCATGCGTCGTTGTCCCGTCAGAAAGCGTAGGCGGGTCATTGAAGGCGATCACCTTGCCTTCCATCTCTCGATGCGACGGCCTGACGTCTCCGTCCCTGGTCGTGCGCCATACGTAGTGCGTGCATCCGATGTGCGCCGCGCGGACCATTGCAAGCCCTGACGCCGTGCGGGCCACCTCTGTGCGAGCGATCAGCATCGCCCGGCTTTTCGTCACTTCG